TATGTATCGGAGGGGTACACGGCATGACGACCGTTAACGTATCTACTGCCGGTAAAACTACGGTTGTTCAAGACACAACCACCAATGTGGTCTCTGTGATCACTGCTGGTCCGCAAGGTCCAAGTGCTGGTATTCAAGTAGACGCGACCGCTAAGATAGATAAGAGCGTTGTCTACTATGACTCCACCGCTGGTACATTTAAGGCGGATACCGTCTGGACAACCTCAAACCTCACTGACGGAGGCAACTTCTAGTCATGGCTAACACCATTCGTATCAAACGCAGAGCGTCTGGTGGTTCCACTGGCGCACCTGCCTCACTGGAAAACGCAGAACTCGCGTATAACGAATCAGATGCTGGTAATGGCGTACTTTATTACGGCTATGGCACCGGCGGGGCTGGTGGTAGCGCAACCAGTGTTGTAGCAATTGGTGGCGATGGTGCGTTTGTTAATCTGACCGGAACACAAACAATTTCCGGCAATAAGACATTTACTGGATCGCTAACGCTTACTTCAGCAACAATTGATGCGATTACCACAACAGGTAACGTAGTTGTTGGCGGTGATCTTACGGTTAATGGCACCACTACAACCGTCAATAGCACCTCTGTAACGGTTGACGATAAAAATATCGAGCTTGGTAGCACCGCAAGTCCTACTGACGTAACGGCAGATGGCGGCGGCATCACCCTAAAAGGTACAACCGACAAAACCTTTAACTGGGTTGATGCGACTGATTCCTGGACCAGCTCAGAGCATCTTGACCTTGCATCCGGCAAGGAGTTCAAGATCAACGGAACATCTGTGCTGTCGGCATCAACGCTTGGCAGCGGTGTTACCGGATCAAGCCTGACCAGTGTCGGCACCATCGGTACTGGCGTCTGGAACGGTACCGCAATTGATGTTGCCTATGGCGGCACTGGTCTTACCGCAACACCAGCTAATGGTCAGCTTCCTATCGGTAATGGCACCGGCTACACGCTTGCCACGTTGACTGCTGGTAGCAACGTCACAATCACTGAAGGCAGCGGTTCAATCACAATTGCGGCTGCAGCAGGCGCTCCAACCGCTGGTGATGGTATTGATGTTGTTGGATCTACGGTCAGCGTTGACCTAAAGGCTAACGGCGGTCTGGTCATTGAATCCACCGAGCTGGCAGTTGATCTTGGTGCATCAGCAATCACTGGAACGCTTGCAGTTGCCGATGGTGGTACAGGAGCGACTACACTGACAGGTATCCTGAAGGGTAACGGCACCAGTGCTTTCACTGCTGCTGTTGAGGGGACTGATTACTTGAGTTCCACTTCTGATATTGACGGCGGTACTTTCTAGTACATTCGTCTTCCCGCTACATAGCATTTTGGGGACTGCCACATGGCAAACACAATCAAGCTACGACGGTCATCCGTCGCAGGCAAAATACCAACCACCAGCGATTTGGCGTTAGGCGAGGTTGGTATGAACACCTTTGATGGTGCGATCTATATGAAGCGCGATACCGGCACAGCGGAAATTGTGCGTATCGGCTTTGCGGATCAGGACTATGGTTTGATTACAGGCGCCGCCAACGGTGCCCTTGATTATGGAGCACTGGTCTGATGGCAACTCAAGTACAGCATCGTCGCGGCAGTACCGCCGAGCACAGCACATTTACTGGTGCTGCTGGTGAGATTACAGTCGATACCACCAAGGATACGGCTGTAGTTCATGATGGCAGCACGGCTGGCGGTTTCCCGTTAGTAAAGGAAGCTGCGATTGGCGTCAGTGTTCAGGGTTATGACGCTGATACGGCCAAGACAGATGTAGTGCAGAGCTTTACCGCAGCGCAGCGCGGCAGCATTACAGCATTGACCGATGGCGCAACGATCACGCCTGATTTTGCCAATGGCAATAACTTCAGTGTGACGCTTGGCGGCAACCGCACGTTGGCAAACCCGAGCAACCTTACCGCTGGACAGTCGGGTGTGATTGTGGTGACGCAGGATGGCACTGGATCGCGTACGCTTGCTTATGGCAGCTACTGGAAGTTTGCGGGTGGAACGGCACCAACATTGACGACGACTGCTAGTGCTGTTGATGTGATTGCGTATTACGTCGAGAGTGCAACTCGTATTACTGCCCAAGCAATTCTTAACGTCTCATGATTCCTGGATCTGCAAATCCCCTGCTGCTTGCTAGTGCTGCTGAGGCTGGTGCGTACCAGATCGAACGTAGCCTGAGATTTAACAGTAGTGACAGTGCCTACTTGTCCAGAACGCCTGCATCTGCTGGCAACCGCAAGACGTGGACTTGGGCGGGGTGGGTGAAGCGGAGTGCTATCGCTTTTTCTGCCGATCAACACATTTGGGGTGTAACCGGTGTGACGGACGCCACTTACGGTGAGATGTTCTTCGGAACAGGCGATACGCTGCGCTTCGCCGTTGGATATAACACCGCTTACGGCATCACTACTACTCGCGTATTTCGCGATCCAGGCGCTTGGTATCACATTGTCTTAGCATTTGACGCCACGCAGGGGACAGCAGCTAATAAGATCAAGCTATACATCAATGGAGCGGAAGAAACGACATTTTCTTCAGACAATCGCTCATCGCTTGCCAACCAAGATTGGGGCTATAACAACAATGTTGCCCATTATATTGGGCGTAATCCAAACAGTGATATTCGTCATTTTAACGGCTGCCTAGCCGACTGCTTCCTGATCGACGGCCAAGCGTTAGACCCCACCAGCTTCGGTGAGTTCGACACCAACGGCATCTGGCAACCGATTGCCTATAGCGGTTCTTATGGCACCAACGGCTTCCACCTGCCGTTCTCCGACAACAGCACCGCCGCCGCACTAGGGACGGACACTAGTGGCAACAGCAACACCTGGACCGTCAACAACATCAGCGTCACCGCAGGTAGTGGCAATGATTCCCTCGTAGACACCCCGTCCTCTGGGTCTCAAGTAGACACCGGACTTGGCGGGCAGGTGACTGGGAACTATTGTACGTTAAATCCCCTGGTTGGCAGCTCTGGCGCAAAAGCGTCATTGTCTAATGGATCCCTGCAATTCACAAATGCCGCTGTTAATTCTTACTATGACACTGGCGGCACATTTGGCATGTCCTCAGGTAAATGGTATTTTGAGTTAAACGCAACTACGCTTGATTCTAATAGGTGGGCAGTTGTAGGAATCGCCAATGCGGCTTACGATTACGCAGACAACACTTCAAACGGTGTTCTTAATGCTTGGACCCATTATTCAAACGGAGGCTACTATCTAAATAGCACAATTGGTACGGGATCCGGCACATACGCAACAGGTGATGTTGTCATGGTTGCTTTTGATGCTGATTCCGGGAAATTATGGTTCGGCAAAAACGGGACTTGGAATAGCGGAAGCCCGGCTGCAGGCACGACCCCTGTTGCAACGGTAAGTTCTGGCACTTATTTCCCTGTCGTGCGCGTATATACCCATACAACTGTTCCGGTCGTTAATCTTAACTTCGGCCAACGCCAGTGGGCTTATGCAGCACCAGCGGGCTTCAAGGCACTCTGCACAACGAACCTTGACACCCCATTAATCGCCAAGCCTAGTGAGGTGATGGATGTGAAAACATACACTGGCAATGGCGGTACTCAAACCATTACCGGTTTAGGTTTCTCGCCAGATCTGGTTTGGATTAAGAGCCGTACGGACGCTTTTTCACATCGCTTGCAAGATACAGTTCGCGGAGTCAAAAAAGAACTTAATTCCGATCTTACTACTGCAGAGTACACGTATACGGTTGAGCAAGGTCTTACTGCATTTAATAGTGACGGTTTTACCTTGATTGATGGGGCATCGGCAAACGGAGCCTATAACAAAAACAACAGTGCTTTTGTTGCCTGGACCTGGAACGCCGGCTCATCAACAGTCACCAACACACAAGGCTCCATCACTAGTCAGGTGAGGGCTAATCCGAGTGCGGGGTTCTCGATTGTTAGCTACACCGGTACCGGTACATCACCCGTCAGCGTGGGGCATGGGTTAAATGTTGCTCCAACTTTTCTCATTTTCAAGAACCGCGATGATGCAGTTAATTGGCAGGTGTGGACAACTGCAATCAGCTCCAGTGGAACCATCTGGGAAGGTCTAAATACCACCTCTGCCGGAACGACTCCTTGGACATACGTTTCCACGACATCCTCGCTGATCCAGTTCAACTCGGGCAATAGTGCTCAGACAACAAATAGCAAGAGGTTTATTTGTTATGCTTTCAGCCCAGTAGACGGGTACAGTAATGGGTTCAGTTACACAGGCAATGGATCGACAGATGGCAGCTTTGTGTATTTGGGATTCCGTCCGCGTCTAATTCTGTTGAAGTGTTCCAGCACAACTGGTAACTGGACACTGGTAGACACAGCCCGCGAAGGTTACAACGTGGACAACGATCCATTGTATCCAAACCTGAGCAACGCCGAAGGAACCACTGATCTGCTTGACATCACCAGCAACGGCTTCAAGCTTCGGACAACTGATGCAAGCGTTAATTCCAACGCAGCCACTTATATTGGTTTTGCTTGGGCGGAAAGTCCGTTTAATTACAGTCGTGCCCGCTAACCCTCGCAGTGAACAAGCCTTGTCTTTCCACTAAAATGCTACTAACGCCCTGAGATCATGCCCTACAAACTTGGAGACCGCACACTATCACTGGATCGTGCATTCACGCACAATGGCATCCAGTACCCCTCTGGGTGGCTCCGGCTTAGCACTGCACAGGACCGCGCTGAACTTGGCATCGTATGGGTAGCCGATCCACCAACTTGGGATCAGCGGTTCTACTGGGGTTATGACCAAGATGGGCAGCTTATCCCCAAAGATCACGGCGATCTTGTCCGGCTCTGGATTGCCAATACCCGTGACACTGCCAATAAGCTGCTAATTCAGACCGATTGGATGGTGGTGCGCCAAGCCGATAACGGCACTGTGATGAATCCAGATTGGAAGATGTGGCGCGAATCTGTGCGTCTAGCAAGCAACGAAAAGGTGTTGTATATCGGTACAACCAACGACACCGATGAGCTTGCTGCCTATATTACAAGTTCCCAGTACAGCACTTGGCCTAATGATCCCGACACTCCTGCTGCTGATGCTCCTGCTGATGGGGTGGAGTCTGCTGGCGATGGCGGCACGGACACCTTGATCATCGACGGCGGCACTACATCTGGAGCGATCCTGTAAAGCGTTAGACTTCACTTGAGGTCGATGCAGCCCCGTGATTGAGATCTATGCCGCAATCTTGGGTGCTTCCATCGGCATCGCAGGAATGTCAATTTCCGGTTTTACCAAACGCACCAGCGAATCCCGCGAAGCCGTCATCCGTCTAACGATGGCGGTGGAAAGTATTGCTGGCAAATTGGAGGAGTTGCATCAGGATATGAAGGAAGACCGAAAGACGATTTATTCAAGACTTAACCGCCACGATAGCCGCATCACTGTGCTTGAAAACAAAAACGGCTAGAGTTTAAGCAAGAGTCCCGCATTTCCCATGCACATCGAGCAAATCCTTGCCCACCCTGCTTTCTGGGTTGTGGTTGCCGCAGCATCTGAGCTGATCGGTATGAGCAAGCTCAAGGATAACAGTGTGATCCAACTGATCTTCACTGCACTTCGCAGCCTGAAAGCAAAAAAGAGCTGATCCCACCGGACGGTCGCTGGTTTTTCCGTTTCAGTACACGTTCTGTTTGGGACGAAATGCAGCGGGAAATCCAGCGCCGCAAATTTGAAGCGACCTTAAAACCTAGACTGGACCGTGCCATCGAAGATTGGCACAAAACCCAGCCACCGATGGTCGAGCCACCCATACGGCTTGGCGATCTGCACATCCGCGCACCTTGGTTCGATGAGCGTGAAACCGATCCGACTGATTGATCTGTTTAAGTATTATCAGAAGCTGGGGCATCAAACTGCTGCCATCAATGAGCTAGAGCAGCAGATTCTCAAGGTAGCGCCTGATATTTTTAACCGCGATCAAGGCTGGTACGAAATCTGGAAATCGGCAGTACCGCCAAAACCAGGCGTATGGTTGATTACGCGCCAACAGATCAGCAAGATTTCTGGTCATGTCGAAGGCAGTTTTGATGATGCCTTTATGGGTGACTTGAATCGTTTGGTGCACGCCACTGGCATGACTAGCTTAAATCAACGCCGGATGTTAGTAGCTCAGACTTGCCATGAAACGGCAGGCTATCGCTACATGACAGAAATTGGGAATAAGGCATATTTCAGCCGCATGTATGACAACCGCAGTGATCTTGGTAATGGTCCGAATGATGGATACCGTTATCGCGGTTGTGGAGTTATTCAGTTGACTGGCCGCCATAATTTCAGCCGCTTTGCTAAATGGATGGAACGCAACGGGATGCGTGATGATCGAATTATGGAAGGCACGGATTATGTGGTACAGAAGTATCCATTTTTATGCGCGGTGTGCTGGATTGAAGAAAACAACTGGGCCGAGATTTGCGATACTGGTGATGTGTATTCAGCAACACGTCGACTGAATGGTGGGTACAACGGTATTGACGACAGGATTCATTATTACGAAAAGGCCAAAAGAATCATCAAGCACTAAAAAACCCGCGTCAAGCGCTGAGTGTAAAGCTGCAGAGCCTGCTCATAGAATACACGGGCTTGCCATTCCTGACGATGCTCTTTAATCATTCCGGCATAATAAATTCTCCAGATTTTGCCGTCAGCAGTATCAATGAGTTCAAGTTTTGGTGGTTGCATGATGCTAGCCTAAGGTAAGAATTACAAGAATCAAAATGAGCTGGGCGCAATGGATGATTGTTAACTTTTCCTTAGAGGAGCAGTTAACGATGGAGAAACAAGCCCGAGCGGTGCTATCTCATTATGACGTTGATCAGATCCGCAAGTTGTGTGCCAGTCTTGTAAAGCAGAATCAAATGCAACAAGCGTTAATCAAGCAGGCTACGGGACGGATTATTGAATTAGAGTCAATTGTGACGTGTGCTGGGCTGGAATTGAATGTTTAAGATATCTGAACATTTTATTTAATGCGCGATCCTTGCGTTGCCTGACACGTTCACGGCTGCATCCCAAGAGTTTACTAATTGCGCCTAGCGCGATTGGTTCAATGCCAAATAAACCATAGTAATTTTTAATCACATATCGATCGGTTTCATCCAATTGCTGGAATGCGCGTTCAAAATCATCCGATCGCCAATCAAGTTGTAAGTTATCATATAAATCTTCATCATCGCTAAGCATATCAACTAATGCTGTGCCATCTTCAACCGCAAGGCTATCAAGGCTAGTGTGATAACCAGAACGCTCAATGATAAGACGTAGGTTTTCAGGTGTTGTTTCGGTTAATTCCGCTAGCTCTTCAATGGTGGCCTTCCTGCCATGAGCTTGCATAAATTCCTGCTGCACTTTAAGTGCGCGGTTCATTTTTTCTAACGCATTAGATGGTACACGCACTGCGCGATCTTGCATTTCCAGTGCACGACTCATTGATTGCCGAATCCACCAATAAGCATAGGTGGAGAATTTGTAGCCTTTTGTGCCATCAAATAATTCAGCGGCACGTTGCAGTCCGATAGCACCTTCTTGTATTAGGTCTACATGATCCATTCCAGCAGATCGAATGCGTGGTGCGAACCGCTTACTGATATGAACAACAAGTCGAAGATTGCATTTTACAAGGCGCTCCCTAGCCTTTAATCCGTTCTTTAATTGACGTTGTTCTGTTTTGGTTAACTCGCGGTCAACTTGTGTCAACTCTTGGTATCGTGCAACACGTCTTGATAGCTCAATCTCTTCTGTTGGTGTCAGCAATGGATACCGGCCAGCTTCATTCAGAAAACGTGCAACGCTCTCGCTAGTCATGGGGTGGAAGGAAGACTGGGGTAGCGTAGCAGCTATTTTCTGGTTCGTCATCTTGATGTAACCAGATCCATATAGTTCCTTCTTGTTCGGCGGACCAGAACGGTTGCAGTCGGTACCATTCGACCCATTCGTATGATCCTTTACGTGAGTTGCAGTTGGCGCAACATGAGATTAGGTTGGATCGTTTGGTTTCACCGCCTTTTGATCGTGGGCGGACATGATCTAGCGTTGTAGCTGGTTTGTTGCAATAGGCGCAACAATGATTCCATGCTTCAAGGATTGATTGTCTGAACTCACGTTTAGCACGGCGGCGCGGAATAAGGATGTGCCCGTCGATGTGATGATTCACCTAATCAGTAAGGATAGGCGCAGATATTGTGAATCCTCGTTCGGAGTCGATACAACGTAGAAGTTGTTGCGGGCGCTCTGGTGCAAAGCCTAGCTTCATGCCGTAAGCAGTTGGACCGATCAGGCTGCCATTAACTGACCAGTTCTGCCCCATCGTGAGCTGATGAAAATGACCCAGAAAGGTGTGATCAGCCTTAATGCCTTGATCTTGTCTGTAGATCCATTTCTGCAGCGGGATGGTAATACCACCGACGCCGCCACCATATTTGATCGCATCACCATGATGGAAGCGCAGTCGATGGCCTAAGACGTTGTAGTAGAGCAGATTGCCATCGCTGATCGTGAATTTAACGCGCTCATCATTGCGATAATGCCGCTGCAAGGATTGATACATCAACCATTCGTAGCTTGTGGCGGCTGCATTGCCTGCCCGCATTTTGTCCGTTGTGCGTCCATGATTGCCAAAGCTGCAAGGGATCAGAAGCTGCTCGAAGTCGCCTTGATTTAGAAGATGATCAATGCCTGCGACGATGGCACGCTCGCATTCGATTAGTTGTTGTGTTGGGCTAAGGATCTGCGTTTCAACTTGATCTGGATGCAACCAGTTGTCTATCAAGTCACCACCAAGCCAGATGACGCATTTGCTCACTTCTGTTGTTGACCTGAGCATTCGCACAACTTTTAGCAGGTTGCGGAATAATGCTGCAACGCGAAGATGAAACACGTCAAGGTCAAAGCGGTTCAGATCGCAGACAGTAGCCGGATCAACGATGGCTCCGCAGTGCCAATCTGAACAGAGCAGAATCGGGACTGATTCGGTAACGCCCCGTCGCATTGGGATTACTACATCAGGCGCAGGCGCTATGTCCCTAATCTCTAAGGCGACTTCAAGGTGATCCTGTAGTTGTTCAACCTTGCTCAGTAAACGATCTTGATCCGTCGCTTGAGTTCGTACCTGCTCCCGTAGTCGGCGGTTTTCTAGCTGTAGCTGGATCAGGTTTTCTTGTTGATCGCCTTTACCGTTAGGGCAATGTCCTGGCTTGCAGTACAACTGACCTGATGCTGGATCACGTTGCAGGCAGTCAGCAGGCAGTTTGGCGCGACAGCGCCTGGTGCGACGGCATGTGAAGCATAGTTGCTCGTCAGCCGCCATGTAGGGATGGGCGCTGTGCTGTGTTTATTGTAACCGTGCCAAAAGGTCTGCGGTTTGCTGAGCCAGCTTGCAGTAGCTGGTGCCTTCGTCGGTCGTGATGATGTGCGGGCAGATGTCATCGCGCTCAATCCAGTCGCCGAGTGCTGCGTGGAGGGCTGTGAGTTCCTCCCAGGTGAGGGACAGCCACTGGTGGCCACGGCTGAGGTGAATGTCAAAGCCATCGCCGTTGGACCATTTGGTGACTTCAAGAAAGTTGTCGCCTTTGCGGTCAATGTTGTAATCCTTCAGCTCGACGAAGCGGCTGGTGCGTTGTGATTCTTTCATGGTGCAAGGTGATCGGACTAATGAGATCAGATGACAAGTAACAAAACAAGTTTATGTTCATCAACGCAAACAATGTTTAGGCCAATGCGTGCAATGCTGAACAACTAATGGGATGGACTACGAGGCTTCAAGTTCATTGGCAAGGACATGCAGTGCATCGCGTGCCCAGTTAATGCCGATTTGTTCTGTTGCACCGACAGGCATTTGCCCGCTCCACCGCACAGTTAATAGCCGATTGGCGGCAGTACGCAGGACGGCGCCTGCAATCCATCGAGAATCATTGAGCTCGTCATCTGGGGCAAAGCAGCAAGCGCCATTGGCAGCATCTAGCACCGCTTTGGCAGAAGGTGAAAGTTCAGTCATGGCAATTTGAAATTAAGGAGGGGCCATAATTATGACCCCGTAATAATTTACTTAAAAGGGCATTTCTTCAGCGGTATTGGCACGAGCTGGTAGCGTAAAATCACTCACGTCCATCTCAAGGTTTTGGCCTTCAGTGCCATCCTTCTTTTGATAACTGCGAAGTTTACCGCGACCTGCAACTGTGATAGCAGCGCCCTTGCGGAGATACTGCATTGCGGCATCAGCACGTTTGCCCCATACAGCGCAGTTGATCCAAGTCGTCTCATCTTTGCCGGTTTTGGCAGCTAATGAGAAGTTACAAACTTGTGAACTGCCAACGTCCTTCATTTCAGGATCGCGGCCAATGTTTCCGTGAGCAGTGATGTTCAGCATGGTGATGATCAGTTAGTAGGGGTGATACCTTGGGATTGCTCCCAGGCGAGCACATCAGCGAGTCGATACCGCGTCCGTGCTGCAGTTGGGCTTAACCCGATGCGTGGCACTTGGTACCACGTCGGGCCTTGTTTTCTGATGCGCCATCCTTTGATGGTTGTAGGGCTAAGGTCATAACGCTCAGCCAGTTGTTCTGTCGTCAGATACGCTTGAGTGTCGTCGTGCATCATTTCACGGTGTCCTCCTTATCAAGGAGCATTTGCAGCAACTCTTTGTGCTCTTCGTCGGTGATGTCACCGGAAGCATGACGTGCGGTAAGGCGTTCACCAAGCTGGCTGATGGCTTCCAGTGTGGTCGCCTTGGCGATTGCCTGTGCACCTGCTTTGGCAGCTTGAGACTTGATAGCAGATTGTACGCTAGCCGGTTTGGTCGTTACTGAATCCTTTTTAAGTTGTGGCTTGGGTTGCTCTACTTCCGTTGCGGCACCTGCATCTTCAAGTTCTTGCTTCGCCCATAGTTCAGAACCAAGACTGAAGTGAAATGCTGCTGCAGCACAAAGACCACGGCGATGCGTATCAGTCAGGACTCGCGCTGAGATCTTGTCAAATGGGATCGGGTTGTTCCGATGATCCATGCACGGGAATGGGAACCGACTGGTTTGCTTGCCATCGGCATCTGTGAAGTAGCAGAGCATGTAACCAGTGCCATCTGGTGCCTTGTGCACAACCTGACCGTCAGATGTTGGCTCAAGATGAAAGTCAACGCCTGGTGCGTGCTCGTGCAAGAGTTGCGCGATTCTGGCCCATGCGACATAGGATGCGGTAAAGCTACCGCTACCTTTTTTGTAGACATCATCCTTTTTGATGATGCCTGCGAGATTGGGGAAAGTCATCAGAAGTCTTCAGCGGTAATGTCGTCGTTGTAAGCCCACATCGGTAGGCTCAGTGTTGATACTTCCTGGGAGTAACCAGGCCATTCATTGAGTTTGCGGCAGGTAGCGATTCGCCTTAGATCACGGAAGGCAAGATGCTTGCCCTCAGTTAATGCCGCATCGTCTAGCTCGTACACTGCTACCGCGAATGGGTAGTATTTCTCGACAGCAATGAAGATGAATTGTTCAGCTTCAAGGCCATTGAGATAATGTGCAGCTTGGACGTGATAGCGAAAGTTTGCAACGGATTTAGCAAACCCTTTCGGGCTAGCATCCTGCGTTGTTTTAAGGTCTACCACGATGCCATCAGGCCGTAACCAGTCTGGGCGGCATTTGCACCGCTGACCTGTTTGCTTGTCATCCCACCAGAATGACTGCTCTGGTGCACCCTTGGATAGCAGGTTGCTAGCAACAGGGTGATCGTAAACGGCTTCAGCGATAGCTGCTGCAGTGTCCCAATCTGTTTGCGTAATGGCTTCGATGCCATCAGCCTTCATCTGTGCTGCTGTATCCTTGCCGATTTTGGTGTTCCGCGGTGGGCAGACGCCGTAACGCTTCGATAGCTCGTCGGGTTCTAGTACAGCAGTGTGCACGAGACTGCCAAACTGCATCGCAGCGGTTTGAATGCTAGGCGGGCGATTGGGGTCTAGATAGCGTGCGTAGTAATGCGCTGGTGATTTTGAGATCGCATGAAGATGCGATGCGCTGATCGCTGGATCAGCATGATAATCGGCGTTGTTCACTGCTCTTCGCTATAAAAATGTGAGTGTGGACCGTACTGATAGATCAGCTCGGGGAAGGCAGCGAAGATACGCTTGCGGTTGTCGGGATCAGCAAAGATCCCAGCCTGCGCGATGGTACTAATGAAGGTACCACCAAAGCGACGAGCAGTAAGGAGTGTGTAGTGCTCCTGTGTTTTGGAGAGGGTGGCTTGCATTGTCATAGGGGTGGGGCTCAGTTGAGCTAAGCAGAGTGTACCACGGGATCTGGTGGTATGGCTAGTGTGTTTTGGGATAGCGCCGTTGACCAGGGGTGGCAGCGGCGCGAGTCCTCTAACGCTTCTTGAGTTCAATTTTGTTGTGCGATAACTCAAGCTGGCTGATTTGGTAGTAGTCGTCGTGTTGTGTGCGGACGATGTAGTGCGGTAATGGTGTATCAACTTGTGCTGGGCCGATAATTTCTACCCATTGATTTTGCGGCCAGTTGCGAACGTATGCGAGTTGCGTGTTTAGAAAGCGTTGTTTAATCATTGATAATTACTGGTAGCGTTGACGGCAATTGGATTAAGGATGGCTCAATCCATTCAATTTGATTCCAATACGGCATCCAGTCACAGGCTGCGATTTGTTTCGCTTCAGTGAAGCTATCAGCCCAGATGCACTCAAACACATTCGCCTTTTTGATGGCAAAGTAAAATCTTTTCTTGTTCATGTGGCAAAACCTTTGGCGTGGGTTGTTGGACGTGTGCTTCGAGCAAAGTGGCGATTGTTAGTGTTGGGAGCAGGAACAAAAGGATGCGGGTTAGCATGTCCGGCATTGTCAATCAACAGATGATGATGAAGTGCGGTCAAATTGGCTGATAGCCAGTGGATAGCTTGCCCGAAGGTGAACCCCGCGACGTACACGAAGGCGATAATTGTGGCGATAGTACGAACGATGGATTCAATCTGGTGGCCTAACTGTTGATCGGTAGGGATAGTGAGCTTCATTTGAGGGGTGGCAATTGTGGTGCAGGCTTCTTGTAGGTGGGTGGTAGTGGTGGGAGCATTTCGCCCGGAAGAACCGGACGCTGCTTGCGGATGATGGTGATCATGCTTCGTGTGCGGTAAAGGTTTCGGCTTCCCAGGATTTCACGCCAAAGGTGCGCTGTCCTTTCCATTCCTTGTTCAGATATTCAGCGGCGGTTTCAGCGGCTTCGCGGGTCTTGTAAACCATGCCAATGCAGATTCCGTTGCTGGTAACTGAGTGATAAGTGGACTGAGTGGTGAAGGTGATCATGATGCTGTGGGGTGGTGCGGGCTCGTGTCCCGCTTGACCCAAGTATGAACCACCTGCACTGCCATGCACCCTGTCTTGTGACGGTTTTTGAATTGGTTGGTCGGTTGTGGCCCCTGGCCTAATCAAGCAATTCAAGTTGCGTACCCTCTGCAACCATTCCGTGCATTGCGATCTGACCTAAACGCACGGCTCGTTGCTGTCTTTCGTAGGCTGGTCGGGCAAAGCCAAGCTGATACAAATGCAGATCGTTTTGCAATAACGCAACAGCCACTGCCTTCCATGACGGAGCCCGACCTGACGCCGCCACCTTCTTGGGAACCTCTTCAGGTATCCCGTCCGAATAGCAACGGCGTCTCCATTGTTGATTGTACTCGCGCACTCTGTCGGTAGCGCATTTCCCAGGACTGAATGGCTCGATCAGCTTGTTTGTTCGCCAAAAGTTGCTGCTCATTGCTTAAAAAGCTCCATGCGTGTCTTGTAATGTCTTCTGGACAACGCAGCGCTAAAGCGCAAGCTGCGTGACCAATCCATGCGCGACGGTTTAAATTGTAGTCCGTCAACGCATTGGTACAGCTGTTGTGCCACTCCTCAGTGACACGTTTCATGTAACGCCCGTACAGACGGTGATTGCCTGTAAAACAGATTGCCCGTTGCAAGTAAAGGCGTCGATCCGACACTTCCCCCCACATGTTGAATCTGGTTTCTTCCCATGATTCAAACGGCAACCAAACTCTCGTCAGCTTCATCGTCTAAATCCTCAGCAACATTGTCGATCTGTTCCACGTCCCACGCCTTGCTGAAATCTTTGCCAAGAAACAGGGAAGCTAGCCCGGTCACCTGCTTCAGCCGCAATAGCTCATCAGGGCTCATGCCAATGTGTTTGCAGATCCAGGCGTCGCCTTTGCCCATTTCGATCAGTTCAGCAACGATCACACTCATCAACTCGATGTTGTGCGAACCACGAGCGCGGTTGTGGCGGATTGTGGACGCCATGCGATCGTGCAGTTCCTTTTGCAACACCACAACAGGTAAACGCCCGCCTTCCCGCTCACGGATGCGATCACTGTTCTTTAAGGTCAGATAGCGGTGAAAGCCGTCAATCACCACGTACAGATCGCGTTCAGAATCATGCACCACCACGACAGGCTGGGTGTAACCGTCTTCCCAGATTGAAGTTTCCAGCAGCGCCATTTCAGGCGGTGCTACTGAGTTGGGGTTGTAGTCGTTGGCGGTGACCTTCTCAATCGGCACGCTGCGAACCGAGTATACAGGCGAACGCCATGGATACGAGTCGTTTTCGTCGTGCAGTTCATCCCCTTTAAGGGGTGGGTTGAAAACGCAGATCAGTACGGTGGGCTCTAGTGCCTCAAACGTGTGGGCGTCGTGGTTGTCCAGCAAGTAAGTCACGTCAGGGCCTACGTCCGTGATTTCCTGTGTTGCCTCGTTGATCAGCACGCCCTTGCCGCTGACGCAATAGCAGGTTTCTAGGTGGTGCTGGTAGTGCCAGCGATGTGGCTTGCCAGGATGAATGACGGTCTTGGTCATGCTGTAGCCCATGCCGTCACCCTCGACGACAAGGCGGTGGCTGGTGAAACCGCCGCGTGGGCATTGCACGACGCGATCGGTTGGGAGCTGAGTGGCGTTGATGATTTTCATTTGGCAGAACGGTTGAGGACTTGGCTGTACTTGCGTTGGATGGATTTCTGACGGCGCTGCTGCTCTTGCGTTGGCGCCAAACCGAGGTATTTGCAGGTGTGGTCGTTTTTCAAGACGGTGATAGCAAATCTTTTCCAAGAAGTCACCATGCTGTTGTGGCACGGCAATTCATCAAGGTGATCAGGCGGCACCTTGATCACGACGCGGCGCAGATTGTTGCCGCCATGACGAGTTGTGCCGTTGATGTAGAAACGAATGCCAATGCGAGCTAGCGCATCAATGATGTGCTCAGGCAAGCCGCGCCCCACCCGTCCCCAGTAACGGATTGACTGGATGAAGCGCTGCTTAAAATTTTCGCTCGACTGATCGGGCAGCGTTGCCAGCAGAAACTTGACAAACGATTTCCAAGTGTGCCCTTCGGGCAGGCGGAAGGATTTGTAATCAAGCTGCTTGCCGTAGGTCGCCATAAAGTTGGCGCCGCCAACGCGAGCGCAAAGCCGCGCCCAAATCGGCGGGTCAATCACGCGATACATCGCCAGACTCGACTTGGACTCTGACATAAACGGCGACGCCACCCGCATCTTCTTGATGGGAATGCCTGCCATGTAAAACACGTCGTACAGGTTGTTGTAGTCCCAGCCAAACTTGGCGTTTGCGGTCCAGATGTCTTCTGTGCGCCAATCGTAGATCGGGTAGCAGTTGTAGGTGTAGTTCGTGTTTTTCTTGGTCCACATCCGCCCAAGCATTGTCTCCTTATCTTGGTTGAGGATGGCGCGAAAGCGGTTGAGCGACTCAACGGTGCGGATGCCGATCAGGTTGGCGCAAGGTTCGCCTTGGCTGTACCACTCCGCGAACATGTCCCAAAATGTGGCGTAGTCCATGTTTTCGATAAACAGGTCGCCAAAAGGGTGGTTCTCGAAGTTGACGATGTAATCGTCGGTTGGCATTGGGCGAATCCAGCGGTGGCGGTCAGCTTCGCCCCAGCACTGCCAGTCGATTTCGTAAGAGCTGACGGTGCACGGCAGGGTGATTGGCAAGCAGCACCAGTAGATGTCGAGGATGTCGCGGTTGGCGCGGAGGATGCGGTGCATAAACTCCTCGCTGTGCGTGTAGTTTGCTTCGTTGTCCATGATCTGAACACCGATTTTGATGTCCAGGTTGCGGGAGCGAACGTAGTCGATTACAAGGTTGAGGAGAACACCGCTGTCCTTGCCTCCAGAGAAAGAAACGTAAATGCGCTTGAAGTGCTGGAAGATAAAATCGAGACGCTCGATGGAGGCGTCGTAGACATTTTGTTCAAGATACTTTCTCATTTTTCTTGAAAAAGCGATCAGTGACGTTTTCAACGCTTATCAAGGGACAACCTTTGTAAGATGTTGAAAACTTTTCCCTGAGTTTCTGCTCAGACTCAAACTGAGCCGTGTGAACGACGCATTGCCCCCAGGGGCGTTTGTAGGTAATGCGAAAAATAGGTTTCATGGCAATTCATGGCAAAAAGCCTTTAGCGTGTTCGCAGCACTTGCCTAAGGCGGTAAACAAGCTGACTAGGCTCGCATCTCCTAGCCGAGGCACCCGATCGCTTTTACGAGGTAGTGGGGTGATGCCCTCGTGCATCCATAATACACCATGATCGGGATGGGTCAAGCAGGGGACTTGCCGTGCTCAAATCGCTGACTCAAAGCAGCAACAGCAGCAGCGTATAATTGGAGATCTGAACGTTGTCTGGCAAAATTAACAAGATGTTGATAAGTATGAATTACAACTTGTGTTTTTGTTAAATTTGCCAATTCCTGTGCTTTTTGTTTCTCAGTGTCGTTAGGATTAAATTGTTTAATCTCAACCCATAATGTTTCATCTGGAAAAATCACCAAAAAATCAGGCAAGTAATAACCAGAGGGCAAATTATATCCTTCTGGCTCATACTGCCATTCTGCCTTTAGGTGTGTAAAAAACACAGCAAATCGAGCCTCTAATCGGCTACGGAAAAGCCGCCCGTAGGCGGCTGTTTCAATGGCTTTAGTCATTGACCAAAATGTTATGGGCATCGCAAAACCCTAATACGTCTTTAAGAGCAGATGTTCTTGCAAGCCTCCCAGAATAGCCTTGAGAAGTCGCAACTTTATCAAGATAATCAACTCTAAATCCAGTAATAGTTATGCTTGCTTTTGAAGGCTGCTTAGATTCGATAAATTGATCGCTGCATTTTTCGCTGTCAAAAACATTTGACTGTTTTGTAAATGGATCGCTTTCAACACGCTGGTCGGGGGTAATAATATGTTTGGCGATTTCTTCAGGAGTTAATCGGAGCAACATGCCATCGCAAATCCATTTGCGAGCACCTTTCACCGCTGGCCTTATGCCAGTATGTATAATATCTTTTCCTACGTTTTCTTTGACATCATAACTATTGTCTCCTGGCGAAAAAATAATTGCTTGCTCGTCGCCTCGATCACGAAGAATACAAATTGCAAATGGATGATCGTCTGGGCCTCTGCTAATAATTGTGGCTAGATTTTTTGTACTAAAATTTTTAGCCTCTTGTTGAGGCGAAAACAGAATCGTCATGGTTGGCTTGATCGGTAGGTTGTTTGGTCGGTCAATAATCCGGGGTGGGGCCTTTCGGCCTTGCGGGGACCCTACACCATGCTTGGCCCTGCGTCAACCCAATGCAATCACATTGATCACCGCGCCGGGCTGCTCAGTCCCAATGCAGTACCTCTTCTCAGCATTGATCGTCACCACAAGGCAGTCGTCCACTAGCAGCTCGCCCTGCACCAGCCCATCCAGCGTTGACCTGATGCACTTGTCGATGTCGTTTCGCTTGACGATGCACCATCGTGGTGCTGTCTCGCGTAGCTCACCGTTGGTCTTGAAATGACCCTTTGGTCTGCGGAACCTAAACACGATGCTCACGGCACAGGCACCGCTGATCTGCTCACCAACCTCCATAGCCTCAGCCGCTACCGCAGCACGCCAAGGCTTCACCCGCTTTGATGCCTCGACCATCCGACCACCACCGACGTGGCGCTTACTTCCTTGTGGTGCTGGTTCTAGGCCGTTGACAGAAAGCTGAATCACAGCAAAGGTGGCGTGCCATCCATTTTGCCTATGGACACCCAAGCCCTGCTAAAAGCTCTGCAGGATGACCTAGCGGCAACTCGCAGGTCACATGAAATCATCACCGCTCAGATCGCTGCTGAAGAGGCAGCGTACTGGGCGACAGGTGCTGCTGGCTGGATTGATCGCAACAAAGAAGCCACGATCAAAACCGCTGCTGATAGCTTGATCTGCCGCAATGAACAGACCATAAAGGCATGGTACGACGGACTGGACGACCACTCCCGGTAACCCGCTTGCACCTTAAAGTCACCTGCGGTAACCTCAAGTCACCCGCAGGGACCATCCCTCACCTGCGGTAACCCAAAGTCACCTATGGACCCATTAACGATCAAGCTCACCCTAGACGCTGAAACCGCCCAAAAACTACTTTCAGAAAAACCCAGATCCCTTGCTACAGCTACGTTTTGCGCTGTTTTAATCGAAAGAGCACTTGACAGGGGTGTTACGCTGGGAGCTGACCACCGGGAAGCTCCCTCTACTATATTAAATACTATAGTAGAATCTAATCTAGTAGAAGATACTACTATTAAAGAAGAATCTACTGTATTAGAAGGTTTTACTTCTATAGAAGATACTTCTAAAAATATAAAATATGCTCAAAACACGGATGAAAAGCCAAAAAAGCCACGTAAACCCAAGGCAAAGGGAAGCCCGGAGTTTGAGGAATTTTGGAAGGTCTACCAGTCCTGTCCACGCAAAGCCGTTGCTCAGTCAAAACCGCGTGCCATTGATGCCTGGGCTGATGCATTGAAGCTGGAACCTCCTGAGAGGCTCGTAGAAGCCGCTAGAAGGGCGGTGGAGCAGACGATGGCATGTGAGTGGGATTATCGCCTTCCAGACGCCTTCAGGTGGCTTAGAGACGGCAGGTTTAATGTGCTGCTCGAAGAGCACGCAGCCGCTAAACCCTCGGAGGTCTGGTAATGAAGCTCTACGATCCATCAAAATCTGGTTCCTACGTTTACGCCATCGCCGCAAAAGCTGCTAAAGAAGGTACCGCCCCAACATTCCAAGCTGTTAACGGTTTATCATTTGAAGATTGCGAACACTCAATTCATCAACGCAATTCTCGCACCGTTTATCCTTACCCTATCGGCAAATACGATGAACTCGGACGCTTTGAAACTTACTGCCCACCCGTTGATGGTATCCGCCTTGGTAAATTTGTCCTTCATCCATTAGCGCAAAATGAATATCTATCCGAACGAGATTATTGATGAAGCAGTTGTTTGATTTATCAAAAATCTTGCAGACGCTTCATTATGGCATCCGTCAAGGATATTGGACTATCGAAGATCTTGATACTCCACCGCCTGGTTACATCGGCAGCAAAGACAATTACCGCAACCTTTTGCGTTCCTCAAATCCAACAGATCAACCCATCAGACCTGAAGATTTCTAAACTCATCATGCAACCCCTCACCACACGTCAAGAACCCGTCGCGCAATCCTTGTCCGACACCCTCGACCTAGCCAAAGCTCAAGCTCGTGCTATCCTTGATAACGCTATCGAAGATCAACTACCCTTCCCCGCTGATCTGTTAGCATCCTTCAACAACGACCTCTGTCGCATTCAAGCGGCAATCGAATCTGCATCATGCGTGAAATCAAAGTCCGTCTAGAAGAATCTGATCTCCAATTCCTTGATACAATCGCCAAACAAAATAACACCACTCGTGCAGACATCATTCGCGCGCACCTTCATCATCATGGTCTTAGCACTACTGCTTTACATACTGTCGCCAGCGCTATTCGTCAACGTACCTTTGGCCTAACACGTCAACAAGCTGAACACGCAGCAGCGATCGCAATCTCCACACTCGCCACTACAGCAGCATGATCTCCATCAATCACCCGCACGTTCAACAAGCTCGTGCAGACTACATCGAAGCTCTTTACTATGCTTCAAAGCGCACCAACGGTCTTTACACTGGCCTGTTCAAAGAACGGGTTGACTACCTAGTGCTTTCCGATCAAATCAAAATGTACGAATCTCTTCCCGATGACACTACACCCTGCTAATTCGTCACAATACGTCTTCTCCTGTGGTGGTGGTGTCCAGTCCACCGCTTGCTTGGTACTTGCGGCACAAAACAAAATTCCTTACAAAACATTCATTTTTGCCAATGTAGGTGACAAAGCAGAATCACCAGCAACTATTAAATATATCAACGACATTTTGAAGCCCTATGCCAAACAACACGGTATCACTTGGGTTGATGTTGCATGGGTTGATCGTCATGGCCGCACCCGTGATCTTTACGACGACTTGTTAGAGCAACAACGCAGCATCAACATCCCAGCGTTCATGCCTGGTGGAATGCCTGGCAACCGCAAATGCACTGAAGCATTCAAAATTAAACCAATCGCCAAGTGGATCAAGGCTAACGCTCCTAATTGCACCTTGGGTAAAGGCATCAGCACCGATGAACCTCACCGCGCCACGCCATCCCGCGAATCTGATGGTTACATCAGTGCTTATCCATTGATTGAACTTGGCATTAGCCGCTCAGACTGCCTAGTCATCGCCAAAGACGCAGGACTTCCGCAACCACCAAAATCGTCATGCTGGTTCTGCCCATTCAAGACTACAGATCAATGGGTAACATTGCGCCGTGAACAACCATCATTGTTTGCGAAGGCTGTAAGCCTTGAGCAAATTTTGCAACAACGACGCACTAATCTGGGCAAAGACCCTGTTTATCTCAGTAGCATTGGCGGTCGCAAGGAAGTCAACCTCAATGATGTTATCCCCGATCAGCTTGGCTTCTTTGGCTGGGAGCCAGAAGAGGGTTGCGAATCTGGTTACTGCATGACATGACCTTACACCCTGATCTTTACCCGTCAAACATCCGAATTTCGGACATCAACCAAACCCTTGACGACTACTACGCCGCTCTGTACTACTCCCTAAATAACCCACAACGTCCACAGGAACTCTATACTAAAAACAAAGACACATTATCATCACCCTATGAAGCCACGGCGTCGTCACTACAAACTCAATGCTGATGTCATTGAAAAGGTGCGCTGCCTAGCTGAATATGGCGCGGCATTAGAACATATCGCACCCGCAGTTGGTGTAAGCTACGGCGCATTAAAAGCATGGGTTGGTAATGCTAAAGGCGATAATCCTACTGATGAAGAACTTGCTCTTTTGGACGCTCTTAATGAAGGTCGTGCTAAAGGCGCTCACAAATATATCAACATCATCACCAGTTGCGCTCAAGAAGGTGATAGCAAATCTGCTCAATGGATGCTCACACATTCTCCCGCTTATCGCCGCCAATACTCCGATAATGCTGCTGTAACACGAGCCAGAACCGAAGGCATCGAAGCTGCTGTTTCCGCTATCGCTGAAGCTAACCTCACACCAGAACAAGAACGCACAATCCTGCTACGCATTCAAGCCAAGACCGGCCAAGAGCTAATCCGCGATGAAGACAGCTAACCCTGTTTTCGCTAGGCTCGCTGAACTGCAAGTTACGATCTTAGATCGCGCTGCTGATTTTGATCTAGAAGCTACACTTCAGCAAATCCATGCTGACCTGCATCCTGGTCAACTCGCCTTCGTCAATGACAGCAACACCGAAATCCTTGGCATCTCCGCAGGTTACGGTGCAGGTAAAACACGAGCACTTTGCGCTAAAGCCGTAACTTTGGCCGCGGCCAATCAAGGCTTTATCGGTACCGTAATGGAGCCGACTGGTCCATTGATTCGTGACATCTGGCAAACAGACTTCGATAACTTCCTTGACTCCTACGACATCCCCTACACCTTCCGTGCATCACCGCTGCCTGAATACGTGCTCCACTTACCAGGAGGAGATACAAAAATTCTGTGCCGTAGCTTCGAGAATTGGTCGCGCATCATCGGTCTCAACTTGGCGTGGGTGTTGGCCGACGAAATCGACACCGTAACACCATCAATTGCCACCAAGGCGTTTCCAAAGATCCTTGGCCGTTTGCGATCCGGTAATGTTCGCCAGTTTGGTGCAGCATCGACGCCAGAAGGCTTCCGCTGGATGTGGAACACCTTCGGCAGTGAAGAAGCGCAGAATCGTAGCGATCGAAAGTTAATCAAAATGCGGACGCAGGATAACCCGCACCTGCCGCCAGACTTCATCGAACGCCTGCAAGCAAACTACGACCCGAGTTTGCTCAAAGCGTATCTTGACGGTGAGTTCGTCAACCTAAACACCGGCCAAGTTTATGACAGGTTCGACCGCAGTAAGCACGTCACCACGATCAAGGACGATCCCGATCAACCGCTACGTATTGGCATCGACTTTAACATCGGCAATATGAACGCCGTCATTGCGATCCGCGTTCAGAACAAGCTACTGTTCATTGATGAGATCGCCAAGGCTCATGATACCGATGCACTGGCGCAAGAAATCCGCAGGCGATACCCAGACCGAAGGATCTACGTT